GGAGAACGAGAAGCATTGGTGACTTCAGCAGACTGTAAATCTGTCGCCTCAGGCATACGGGGTTCGAATCCCTGGTTCTCCACCATTTTGGATCGTTAGCTCAGTTGGTAGAGCGTCTGCCTTACACGCAGAATGTCGGCAGTTCGAGACTGTCACGATCCACCATTTAACTTGAAAGAAAATATGAATTATCAACCACTTGGAAATAAATTAATTGTCAAGGATACTGAGCGCAAAGAAGAAACTGAAAGCGGTATCTATATAGGTAAAACTTTGGCCGATCCAAGAGCAAAGACAGGTACCGTTATTGCAATCGGACCACTAGTTGAAACTGTAAAGGTTGGTGATATTGTTTATTTGCAATGGTCAAACATTAAAGCAGTTAAAGATGGCGACGAATACCTCGGTGTCTTGACTGAGGATGATGTACTCGCAGTCTTAGAATAAAATACCTGGCGTTAGTTCAACGGATAGAACAGTAGCCTTCTAAGCTATTAATAGTGGTTCGATTCCACTACGCCGGACCAAATAGTTCCTCGGTAGTGTAATGGCAACACAGTTGACTTTGACTCAACTATTTCAAGTTCGAGTCTTGACCGAGGTGCCAAACACGCGAGTATAGCTCAGTTGGTAGAGCAGTAGACTTTTAATCTATTGGTCGTGGGTTCGAATCCCCCTACTCGTACCAAATAGCGGCCCTTAACTCAATTGGATAGAGTGCCAGTCTTCGAAATTGGAAGTTAGGAGTTCGAATCTTCTAGGGCCGGCCAGATATGGAGTTGTTAGTTTAGTGGTAAAACCGCGGGTTGTGATTCCGCTATCACGAGTTCGATTCTCGTACATCTCCCCAGGCCAACATGACACCATATATATTAGGAAGGTAATGCAGTGGTGATGGTACCGCGACTGGCTTTGAAACCCAGGTTCTCAGAAATGGGATGGAGTTCGACTCTTCTGCCTTCCGCCAATTAACTATTGAAAGGATTAGATTATGTCTAATGAAGAACATAAGTTTAAACATAGCAAACGTCTATACGAAGATAAAGTTCATATAGATAAGCAAGTTAAAATTGCTAAAGCATATGGTATAGATGTTAAGGAACCTCACAAATTTGCTAAGCATCATGCTTTAGATTGTGGGCAACCTGGATGTATCATGTGCGCTAATCCTAGAAAGATATGGAAAGAAAAAACAATCCAAGAGAAAAGGTTCGAACAGAACATTGAGGATTGATTGGAGATTGGGCAGGATGGTAATGCAGCAGATTGCTAATCTGTCATCGTAGTGATACGGTGAGTGGGTTCGACTCCCACAGTCTCCGCCAACGGTAATGTAGCATAATGGTAGTGCAACACCTTCATACGGTGCAAGGTGAGAGTTCAACTCCCTCCATTACCACCAAATTACGCGGGAAGGTCTAGTGACCCGAAGAGTCTCATAAGCTCTTTCGAGGATGGTGCGAATCCATCTCCCGCATCCACTATTCACTAGGAGTGTTTGGCAGAGCAATACGTTCTACTAGACCATACTCATAGTCTTTTAGTATTTCAATTTCAAGATCACAAATTTGAATACGTTTAGTAAAATCTTCGTGTTCCCGTTTGCGCTGATCTATTTGTTTTTGCACAAGTTCAAGCATAATGTTTTGCTTATTGTGCTTTGCATTTATTCTAACAACAACCTTATCTAAATTTTGAATATACTTATTACAGACGTTAATGTTCTCAAACATGGATTGACGTATTTTAGTAACTTCTAAATTCATAGTAGCAATTAGATCACCTTGTTCTGAATCAAAGTCTGGAACAATTTGGGCTACCATCTGAGCAATATGATCAAGTGCAGAGTTTCTTATCTGAAGATTAGACTCAGCATCTCCAGACATATCATATCCTTTTCGACGAATCGGATCAGATAAAATCTCGTATGCTTCTTTTATACGTTTGAATTTCTCTTCATCGCCACCCTTATCAGGATGATGAATCATAGCCAATGCTCTGTACTGTGCTTTGATTTCTTCGTCAGAAGCATCGATAGAAATTTCTAGTTCAAGGTAAGGATCCATGTCAGATATAAATATGTTATAATATCATTTATTTATTAGGAGATTGTAATGACCCAGAAAGATCCAAAAGAAATCGAAGACGCAATAAACGAAGACGAAGCATTTCGTTATATACAAAATAAATCTGTAATTGATAACACTGGAACTGATAAAGATGAGTTCTACGATGTTTTGACCACAGAAGATGCCTTAATGGTCATCTACAAAAACTAATATCTCGTAAGTGTTATGGTAGCACACCAGTCTCCAAAACTGGGGGCCGCGGTTCGACTCCGTGACGGGATACCATAATAATGCTTGACATAATATTTGTTTGGTGTTATAATTAAAATATGCGGGTATGATGTAAAGGTAACCTGAAACCTTGCCAAGGTTTATTTGCGAGTTCGATTCTCGCTACCCGCTCCATTTAAGGTGTAACCATGAAAAAAATTGATATAGCCGAAGTAACAAGGTTTATCGCAGAACAAAGTCCTGAAACTAAGATCTACTTAGGAGCAGACTCAGAGCGTTATAGACGCAATGAAAAATGGTATGCAGATTACACCCTTGCGATCGTGGTTCATATCGATGGATGCCATGGTTGTAAGATTTTTGGAGAAGTACAAACAGAAGTAGACTTTGATGCAAAGGCGGGTAAACCATCTATGCGTCTAATGACAGAAGTGTACAAAGTCGCAGAATTGTATCACAAACTTGTAGAAGCAGATGTTATAGGTGAAAAGGAAGTCCAAATTCATCTTGACATTAATCCTCAAGAATGTTATAATAGTTCTATAGTTATTCAGCAAGCAGTAGGTTACATCAAAGGTATGTGTAATGTAGTACCAATGGTTAAGCCAAATGCATTTGCTGCAAGTTATGCTGCCGATAGACTTAAAGAAGTTATGGCTATGGCGGCACTAGCAGCGTAAGCGGGGTTAGTTTAATGGTAAAACGAGATCCTTCCAAGTTCAAGTCAGGAGTTCGATTCTCCTACCCCGCTCCATTTTAAGAGGTTATTATGCCAGCAATTTTTCTAGTTAGCGATACACACTTCGGCCACGCTGGAGTATGTCGTTTCCTAAGAGCAGATGGCACAAAACTTCGCCCTTGGGATAATCCAGATGAGATGGATGAAGAAATGATTCGTCGGTGGAACGACACAGTTAGACCTAACGATAAAGTATATCATCTTGGTGATGTGGTTATTAATCGTAAGGCGCTAAAGACATTGTGGCGTTTGAACGGTGATAAAGTTCTTATCAGGGGCAATCACGACATCTTTAGAGACGAAGAATACAGGGAACACTTCCGAGAACTTCGTGCATATCACGTAATGAACGGAATGATTCTTTCTCATATTCCAATCCATACGGAGAGTCTTGCTAGGTTTGGAACTAACATTCATGGTCACCTTCATGCGAATCGTGTTATGGCAGAGACCTGGGGTAAATGGGAAATTGATCCTAGATACCATTGCGTATGCGTAGAACAAACAGATTTTGCTCCTATTCTTTTTGAGGATGTTATCAAACGAATTAAAGAAGAAGGCGGAACAGTTGGTTTCAAAAATGGCAATGGTTCAACAGAATGTCCAACGTAATCAGAATAAAACCTGATGAAACTTTCGAGGAATGGGTAGAGCGAGTCCGTAAATATGAATATGGATTTGCTCTACAACGTATTGCAACAGGTGAAGACGCATCTAAAGTAATGGAAGAGATGGCAAAAAGAATGGCACATAAAATAATGCATCCTGTTTATAAAGCAATAAAAGATTCAAGTGTTATTTCTATAGATATGGAACAATCAAAAAAACAATACGAAGAAAATTATTTGAATAAAGTTGCGCCCGCGGCAGATCATGTTTTGGATGACTAAGGATTGTGCTTTATAGCTAAAGATTATATAATATAAAGATGCCCGGGTGGTGAAACAGGTAGACACAAGAGACTTAAA